ATAGCACCCCATTTATTAATAAAAACAATTTTTGTCCCTGCACCATATTTTGTGCAATCTATTCTTTTAAAAGTAACTGTCGTTGTTTCTATAGTGTCACTTGTGTCTGATGCTCCAATATCCTGTGTTTTTAAATCACCACCACTATCAGTATATTGCAATGCTCCTGCTGTGTTTTCTGGAAGAAATAATTCGTAGGTATCTGGGCTTGTTGAATAATTAGGAGTAAATAAAATTTGCCTTGTGCCAATTGTAGGGTTAAATCCATCCATATATGTTCCGTATCCATCTAATCCTATATGGGTTACTGTGTTTGTATCTGCTCCCCCATATTGTACAATACTACCACTTGCGTTTGCACCATCATAAAAAGTTATGGCTCGTGATATGTCAATATGGTTTGTTTCGGGATAATCCGCAGGCACTAACGTAATTGCCATATTTAAATAATCTCTACATAATTCTGCTATTTCAAAAACAACATCACTTCCTGCTGTGCAAGATTTTACAATTGTATATCTTAAAGTGCTGTCTAATGTTAATTGTAATTTAGCACTTACTGCACCAGACGGTGTTGTCAATGTTTCATAACGTGGGCTTCTTAATGGTATAGTTGCCATAATTTATTTTTTAAATCCTAATTCTATATCAATATCATTACCAAAAGCTTCCAATAATTCATTTTGATATTTAATTAAACCTTGTTCAAAAGGTTTAGAAAAAAAAGCTGTTGCCTCTATTCCTTGTGCAAATATTCTTTTTTGTATCCAAAAACCTATTCTTTTATAATCTCCTTCTGCAAATCTTCCAGACGGATCTCTAAATCTTATTTTCCTTATTTTTGCCCAATTTGCTAATGGTTGCATTGGTGGCATCTTTGATTTAAAGCTAAAATCACTATCTGGTGCCTTTTGCCTACCATTTACAACTGAAGATGGGTTTGCTCCTTTTACTCCTTGATCTTGAAATTTACCATAATCCTCCATTAAAAAACTTAATACAATAGCATTTTTATTGCTATCAATATTTTTATCTAAAGAATCATATAATTTTTTATTGACATTAGAACCATCTTTGGTTAAATTGCTTCGTGCCTGTTGAATAACATAGTTGGCATATTTCTCTAATGTTTTTTTAATTTCTTTTAATTTCATTCCTTTTTTAATTTATATACATATTCTTGGATTTCTTCTTTAGTAATAGCTAATTTAAAATCTAATCCTGCTTGATATGTTTTAACTATTTTTCCGTCTTTTTCTATTAATATAACTGGAACGGATTTTATTTGACTTTTTAATTTGTCTCCTTGTTGTCCTAACCAACCAAAATCATATTGACATCCTCTTAAATTATCTAAGTATAAGGTGTTTTTTTGATTAAATTTTGCGTTGATCTGAACTACTCTTATTTGTTGGCTATATCCCATATAGCTAAAAAATAAAAATATAATTAAAATTAATTTTCTCATCTTTTATATACTTTATCTTCTACTTGTTTTATTCTATCCTTATTGTCTAAAATATCCTCTTTTAAACCTTCGGTAGATTTTTCTATTTGTATAATTGTACTTCTAACAAGTTCGTCTTTTAGCTGAAATTCCATTTTTTTTACAAACTCATCTCCTGTAATATTTTCTATTTTATAATTTAAATCCTCTATTTTTGATTGCAACGTAAAATAGGTTGAAGCAACTGACAATGCTCCAGCCACGATAATTGCTATTGTTTTTAAATCTAATTTTACTTGTGTGTTCTCGTTTAATTCCATTTTTGTATTAATATTTAGCAAATTGTTATGTCATTGTATAAATTTATATCTAAGGTTACAGTCCATCCTGCAAGTTCACTTTCAAATCTATCATAAAAAGGATCGCAATTAGGTTCCCCCTCAATTTGATACCCATCTGTATATAAGTCTCCTCTACCTAAATTTTGGACTAATTTATTGATCACCCCTAATTGTGTGTTAAGTATATCTTGCTCATTGCTATTTCCTGTAAATAGGTCGGTTGTTTCTGTTTTTGCTTGATTTACTATATCCATTGCAAGTACAGATATATTAAATCTTAAAGTTTGTTCTCCTATTATTACATTATTAACTATGATATGGGCTAAAGGAAAAATATCCTGTTTTCTTAAATTAATATCGGATAAATTCCCTGTTGTTACTGTTTTTATATAAGTATCACTTAACAATTGTTCTTTAATTGTTTTTGTTAATTGATAATAACCTCTTATACCTTGATTACTCATTTAAAATTGTTTTTAATTTGTTTGTTTTCCAAATCATTTTTGTCCTTTAAATAGGACATCATCATAAAACATTGATGGATATTTAATTCGGTGATATGTTCAACTCTTGTAACATCCCCTTTAGCGAGTTCATAAATTGAGTGATACCACCCCCACTTTGCTCCAAATTGAGATACTCTGTCAAGGCCTCCTTTTGTCCCTTGTCCAAAGATTTCATCATAGTCTTTGACAAGTCTATCCCTAAAGTCAGCAAAAAAAAAAGAGAACTGGTAACGGCTGACATAGGCATATCTATAATATTATCTGCATCCTCTAACTTATATTTTCCTATTGCATAAGATTCACCAAATTTTGCTTCAATAGGTCTATAAAGTACATTCATTGCCTTTTCAATATTGTTCCAGTCTCCGACATATGTATCTAAATCCACATATTCCCCTAAAGTTAAATCATCTAAACTTGGATGGAAACCATATTGCATTCCATTTAGTTTAAACCTATGAACTAATTTTGGTTTTTCTATAAATAATTCATCTAAAATTTTGATCACCTCTTGCGTGTCTTGATATTTCATTTGCAAAACATCCTCTATTGGAACATTGCAAAATATGGAAATCATTTGCGCTTGTAATAATCTTACGTTTGTGTTTTTTTCTTGAAATTTAAAAAAAACCTTATACTGCCTTAACGTAATATCCGCCAAGGAAGTGGGTATATCCATTTTTAGTTTCATAATTATATAACGAAGATAGGATAATTTTTTACAAAAAAAAAGAGGGCAAAAGTACGTATACCTTTAAACCCTCTACGCCTTACGGCTTCCAAACAAATTAATCACACTACATAATTAATTATTTTCCTCTAATTTTATCAAATTATCGTATTTTTTCTTAATGTCAGTTAATTCAAGCAATGCTTTATTTTTTCTATATCTATAATCACTTACAGCTTCTTTATTTGTACTTAAATCTGTTTGCAATTGAATAACATATAAAGATATATCCATAATAGCTTTACTTAATCCCTGTATTTCTTTATTTTTTGGTTTTAATTTGCTCCATTTCAAAGCTAATTCTAAACATAATTGAATATTAGCATAATATTTTAAATCTTTAAGATTTTGTATTTTATCCATAACCTTTGTTTTTATTTCCTTATTTAAAAAAAATTTACTCAAAATTAATAAATTATGGTTTAACTAAATCTAAGTCATATTGATCAGCAACATAATTAATATGTTTTTGTGTTGTTTGTGACCAATAACCTAATTGAAACAATTTTGTTCCTGCTATAATAGCAACCCTTGTATTATAACTCCATACGTCGTCATTAACGACTTTTAAGTTTTGTTTGTATTTGTCTAAAGTATATGTGTTCATTTTGTTTTGTTTTTAATTTATAATCTTATTTCTTATCTCAAAAAACGTAGAAGTTGTGCCGTGTTTTTGCATTAACAAATTAAGGGCTTGTTTTTGAAGATCTTCATTTTCTTTGTAGATTTCATCTATTTCATAACTAATAGCGCTCATTTCAGCGTGTTTAGTTTGCATTTCAAGTTTGTTATCTTCAATAAGTTGATTTAATTCATCAATTTTATTATTTAATTCTTGTTTTGTCATTGTTTTCATAATTTGTTTGTTTTAATTATTATAATATAAAATTAACAAAAAATTTAATAACCTACAACTTTGAGTGCAACTATTTTAACTTTTTTTTCCTATTGAATAGTGTATTTACCAAAATTAGGGCGACTTAATACTGAATAAGCGGCATATCTACAAGGGTCAATAATATGATTATGTAAATCTATAGGAACATTCGTTAATTTTCCTGTTTTATCTTCAACCCATTTATAATTACGAAACTCCTGTATAGCATTTGTAGAATCAGATAATATATGTATTTTATATCTTTTTAAAAGGTCAATCCCTGCATTAATTGAATCCTTTCCTTTTATACTTGGAAAAATATTATGTCCCATTAACCTTAACTCATTAATCAATCTTGGCTCTGAACTATCGGCATAAATAGGATTTTTTTGTAATTGTTCTGATTTTAAAAATTTATCAATATCATTTGTGGTCATTTTTGATCTATATAAATGCTCCTTTATATATAAATTATGATCAAAGGTATAAAGTGATACTAAAGTTGTTGGGTCATTTGTATAACCAAAATCCATTCCGTATGATATTAAATTTGCCTCCTCTGGTATTTGTTTTATTTCAACGTATCTAAATATTGTGCTGCGACTTGCTGCCCTTTCACCTAAACCATATATTTGCCAATATTGTTCATCTGTATCTTTTAACCTTTCTATTTCCTGTTTAATTGCATCCTCTACAAATGGGTTATCTAAATAAGTTGTTTTATGAAATTCACAATCTGATCTTGGAATTACCTTGTCATATATCCAATGGTATTCATCTGACGGATTAAAATCAATTATAATTTTTTCTTGTGTACGAAAAATTAGTTGTTGCCAATCTTCAAAATATAACTCATTTGCTTCGTTGATAAATAATAAATCTCTTTTTCTTCCTCTAATTTTTTGTGATTGATCTAATGCTACAAACTCAATTAAATTACCAAACATATGGTATTCTGAATTTGTTTTATTATGATATAATTCACTATAAATTTGATTTGATTTGGTGATCTCTAAAAAATCTCTTAAAACGGTTGCCCTTAAACTTGGAAAAGATTTACGGCATATGGTAATTATTTTTTTGGTATTGTGTGTGCAATATTCAAAAATTATCCATAATAATATATTATAGGTTTTTCCCGATCTGGTTCCCCCTTGTTCAACTATTATTTTTTTATTACTATTTGCTAAATGTTTGTAAACAACATTAGTCTTTATCTTCAATTTTGTCAATGATTTCAATTTGAAAGTTATTAGGCATACCATCTGCTCCTGTTATTTCCTGTCTTTCAATATATCCTCTTTTCTTTCCTTTGGTTTTAAGATAAAATATAGTGGACGATGGATTACCACCCTGTATCTGTTTGAACAATTGACTTTCGGCAAAATCAATTGCAACATTTACTAAGTCATCAACCTGCACCTTAAACTCCTCATCTTCATTATAATATCTATAAAAGGTTGTCCGATCAATGCCCACATTTTTACAAGCCGTAGTTACTACCCCTAAACTTTGTTCAAGCGCTTTTAATAATGCTTTTTTAGTGTGTTGTATTTTGTTGCTTTTATTCATTGTAAATTTTTTGAAATTTATCCAAATTTATATTGTAATCGTAATCTAATTCATTTAATAGCTGTTTTAACTTTAAATTAGGAAAACTTTGTGAAGCATATCCTAAACTATATACAAATCTTCTAAAATCGGTTAAACTTATATTTTCTTTTTTTGACAATAAAATTTTTATTTTGTCTTTTGTTGTTTGTTTTTTTATGTTATTAAAAATATCTGTTTTTTCAGGTTTACCTAATTCAGTAAAATAATTGTCAATATTTTTAGTGTGATTAGATAAACATAATTTTTCTTTATCGTGTTTATATTCTTTAATGTTTTTTGATATTAATTTTTTTAATATGTTTTTTTGCTCCTCAATTGTTTCAAAAATATAAGGATATCCTTTATCAACCAACTCTGGAAAAGTACAACGATTAGGCAACACCACCACTTGATCATAAACCATACTTTCCGCTACGCTTATACAATATGTTTCGTGAATACTATTTAAAGTATTACAATGGCATTTGGATAATTCTTTTAAATATTCATTATGTTTAGTAAATGATTTCACTAAAACATAAGGTTTTTTATTCATCACATTAATATTATCCTTATCCCCTGCGGTTAATATTACTTGAAAGTCATATCCTTCAGAATATAATTCATCAAACAAGTTAAAAGTATCCTTCCAATTTTTATACCCATCCAACCTGTGATTGTAAATAAAGGTAAATTTTTCATATTTGGTTGGCTGTTTAAAATCTTGGTTGTAACCAGGATCGTGTACATATCCACCCAAA